TCACATTGCACTTATAATTTGTGTTGCTTTTTCATCTTCTTCTTTGTATGTTTCTTCAAGTAAATGTGAATATACTTCTGTTGTTACTGATATATTTTTATGACCTAATCTTTTAGAAATGTAATAAATAGAAATACCTTTAGCTAATAAATATGAACAATGAGTATGACGTAATGCGTGTGAAGTAATTTCTTTGATACCTAGATTGTTACAATATACTTTCAATCGTTTGTTAACTGCGTTGTTTGTCAATTCTCCAAATACAGTACCGTCGATAGTTCTAGGTAACTGATCAATTGATTTGATGATATGATTCATGTCTTTTTGACTAATAGATACATAACGAGGGGACGAATCTGTTTTATGCTCATCGATATATATTTCACTTTTAACTTGATTGATATATTCGCGTTTTAGATTCAAAGCACCACTTATACGACAACCAGTACAAATCATGATGAATAATACAAGTGATGAAGCATTATCTTTAGTCATCAAATGCTGTTTTAATATTTCATAGTCTTTTAGATTGATATATTTACTATCTTCACTTTTATTTGGCTTACTAGCTCTATAACTCACTTTAAAAGTAGGGTTTTTTGCAATAAGTCCCTCATATACTGCGTCGTCTAAAGATGTTCTAATATAACCGTTTAGTTTTCTAATAGATTCTTTCGAATGATGTTTTGAAAACTCATTAATAAAATCTTGATAGTGATACCTGGATAAGTCTTTCAGTTTCTTCTTACCAATAGGGTGGTTGTTGATATGTTCTATTGCAGAGGCATAGGACTTATATGTTTTAGGTGTTACGGTTGACTTTTTAAACGTTTCGCACCAGGTTTTAAAATAGTCATATAGTGTTAAATTAGGTTCGTACTCAATACCTTGCTTTAATTCACTTAACTTATCTAACCCTGCAGAGTTAGCCTCTCGCTTTGTCCGAAAACCTTTCTTACGATATCGTTTGCCCTCATATTTAAACTCATATTGCCATTTTTTACCGTCATAACATCGTGTTTGCATGTTATCCCTCCTCAAAAAAGGTAAAAAATAATAAGGGTAGACGGGCTACCCTGTGAATTATTCATCTAAGTTATCTATTGCATACTGTGCTTGTTCTTCGGTAAAACCTTCAATACTTGACGTTAGTTGATTATATATAGCATCATTAGACATATTTTGTGTATTAGCATAGTCCTTAGCTTTTTCTAACGCATTATTTTTATAATCAGCTTTTAAATTATCAACAGCATATTGAGCATCATCTTCTTTAAAACCGTCTGCTTCTGATGTTAATTGATTGTAAATACCATCTTTAGACATATGCATAACTTTTGAATAAGTTTTAGCTTTGTTTAATGCAGATTTTTGCTGGCGTGTGGCATTTTTGTCTTGTTGCGTATTATTATCACTATCACCACCAGTATCATTCACAAAAGTAGCTGTACAAGCTGAAATACCAATTACAATTAATATTAATAAAACTAGACAACCACCACAGCCAAAGAACCAACCTTTTTTACGTTTACTTTTCTTTTCTTCCTCTTGTCGTCTTTGGTATTCTTGGAATTGCTCCCATTGTTTTTGTTGATTATAGTTTTCTTCCATTCTTTTTCTCCTTAATCTATTTTTTTATATTCAAACACTCTTAATGGTTCAAACTGAATAACGTATTTACCATATCGAGTATTAGTATCCGTATTCTGTTCTCATTATACGGTTATATTCCTCCATTTGTTCTCCTAGCATTTCGTCTAAAAATGACATATACGTTTCCATGTGTCTATGTTCAAACATAGAAATATAATTTTCTAAACCACTATCCATGTGTTCATCAAAAATATCTAAAGCTACTTTTGCAGCTTGATAACTAATTTTGAACAGATCAGCCGCATCACCAACGTTCAATACATTTCGATATTTGTATCTTATATTAAGTGGAAATAAGAGACATGAAGCAAAAGAATTAGCTTCATATTCTTCTAAATTAGTTCGTTGTGTATCTTGAAGAATAGGTGTTTTCTTGTAGCTCATACCGTCATGTTCCATAATGTAGTGTCCATATTCATGAGCTAATGTAAAACGTAATCTTCTATTATAAACATTTTCATTATAGATAATGGCAAACTTATTTCCTTTTTTAATATGAAAAGCCTCATCAGAACCCCCGTAAGTTTGTAGCTCGTTTAGAGAATAACCTGTAATGTCACAAAACTCTTTAAATGTAAACAATTCCACATTACTATCATTTTCTATTATTTCTTTAATAGGCAAAGGGAATTCATCTATATAATTAGTTTCAATTAATGCACTTACAGCTCGTGCTGCTTTTAAAAATGAATTTTGATATACAAAATGCAAAATAAAATCCCCTTTATTTGTCTTTAGTGTATTCGTCCCAATTGTCGAAGAAAGTTTCAAACATCTTTAATGCTTTTTCTCTATCTTCTTTTGTCATATTCTTAACTCCACGATGCATGATACGGATTTCTTCATCTTCTTGTTCTCCAGAATATTCATCTTTTTCTCTACCTAATAAGTAGTCAACTGATACATCGAAGTAGTCGGCGATAATAGTTAAACCACGAGAGCTTGGAGCAGATTTTTTCCAACGAGCAATTGATCCGTTAGATAAGTTGAGTTTTCTCTCTAATTCAGCTATCGACATGCCTTTCTTATCAGCTAAATGTTGAATTCTTTGAAAAGTATTCATTGTATAAATCTCCTGTTCTAAACCAAAAATTAGAAAAAAACCTAAAAATAGTTGACACATAGATTTAAATCTAATATACTTTGGTTACGCTATTGATTTAGCCAAAAACCAAAACTAATAACACGACGTTGGGGAACGGAAGTGTAAACATTTGAATAAATGTAGATATATGTCTTGGATAAAGGCTTATTTAACTATGCTTATATATTAGCTTAAAACTTAAATTAAATCAATAGATAGATTTAAAAAATAGAAAAAAACCTAAAGGAAGTGAAAATCATGGCAACAACAGAATTCGGCATGAAAGTAAGAATGGAATTACTTAAACGTAACATCACGAATAAGCAGCTAGCAGATATGTTAGGTATTTCAAGTGCTTACTTATCAGATATCTTACGTGGACGTAGAGATGCATTTGAACAAAAGAAACGAATTGCGAAAATCTTAGAAATCAAAGAAGAGGTGAAAAGTTAATGAATGAAATTCAACAGCTATTCAATTTAAAACGTAATGAAGATGGAACAGTTGCGGTAAGTGGTCGTGAATTGCACAAAGGATTAGAAATCGGAACTCAATATGATAAATGGATGGAACGAATGATTGCATACGGTTTTGAAGAAAATATCGACTATATCATTCAAAGTGTAAAAGTACAAAGTCAAAAAAGACTACGTACTTATGAACAACTCGACCACATCATGACACTCGACATGGCGAAAGAAATTTCAATGATACAACGTAGTGAAATTGGAAGAAAAATAAGAGGTTACTTCATCAAAGTAGAAAGACAACATAATGAGTTAGCAAGTGCATATGGAATTACTTCATTAGATGATATGAACCAACTTATCGAACAGTTAGTTAGTGACAAACTCGATTACTTAATTTCAACAGGACAAGTGAGTAATCAAAAATTAGAAGAATTAAACAATAAATTCGAGGGAGAATACGTAACTCCACAAGATATAGACGCAATCAAATTTGCTATCAAGTCTAAAGCCGAACAAATTCTAGGTAAAGCTGGTATTCAAGTAACGATAGACGAATTCTTAATCGGAGATGTATATGAACAAGCATTAGCAAACAAGAAAGCTAAAGAAGAATACAGACATCAATTAGGAAAAGTTAAATCTAAATTATTAGTTAAATCTAAAAAACATCTAGGAATGAAAGGCAACGCACCTAACAATCACATTAAACGTAAAGATGTAGACCTAGCAATTCAATTTATCAAAGACATTAGACCATCATCGATCGAAATATAACCCACAATCGAACAAACAACTTAAAGGAGGAAGAACAATGCAAGATTTAAAACCAATTAAAAAAGCAATCATTCTATATGCTGCTGTAATAGTTATAGAACAATTGCTTAATCGACCTAAGAGTCTTTCAGAGTTATCAAATGAAAAATTTGTTATACCTAAATGCTCAAAATCGGCTAATGATTCTGCTCGTCGTCTTGTAGAAGCAGCATCGCGGTATTGTAAGCGATAGATTGAGAATACTTTTTGTTTAGCTCATAAAGAGATAAATAGAAATTCATATCCTCGCTCATTTCAGGGTTGAATTCATAGAATTTTTGTTGAGTTTCTTTGAAATAGTCGCTTTCAACATTTAACTCTACTTCTAGGAATTCTTTCAACTCATCAAATTTTTTATCAAATAGATTTTTATCCATAAAATCACCTCCTCATAAGGAGTATAGCAGAAAGGAGTATAAACGATTGAACGAATTACAACTCAGTAATGACTTAACCACAATTGAAACTGAAATCAAAAGCTATCAGAACATCGCTGGTCAATCTATTTTCGAGATTGGTCGAAGATTGAAACATGTTAAAGAGAATGACTTAGCACATGGAGAATTTGGTAAGTGGTTAGAAAACTTAAATTTAGATTGGAATACTGCCAACAGATTTATGAAAGTTTCGTCAGAGTTACCAAATTCTGATACGTACCACAATTTAGGTTCGAACGCTTTATATCTTATCACTACTCTACCTGAAACAGAACGCACCAAAGAACACACAACATCAAGTGGGGAAACAAAAACTCCTGATGAGATGACAGTTCGAGAGTTACGTGAATTAAAAAAACAACTCAAACAACGTGACGAACAAAACGCCCAACTCCAATCCCAAGTGGAACAAGCGCAACGTTCCGAAGAGATTGCCAAGAAACAACTAGAAGATGCAGAGAGTAGAGAGCCAGAAGTGATTGAGAAGTATATGGAGCCAGAAGATTATCAACAAACGAAAGAGGCGTTAGCACAATCACGGCACCAACAAAAACTTATCGAACAACGCAACGAAAAGTTAGAAAAAGACATTAAAGCAATGGAACAACGTAGAGATGAAACAAATGAAAAATCTGAGAAATACGATGAATTGAATAAGGCGTTAGGCGATATGAACAGAAAACTTGATGACGGACAACGTAGATTAAAAGCACAAAAAGAAGTGTATGACCTCGTTAAAAAAGGCGAAGAACTTATCAAAGAAATCGCACCTATGACTTACTTTATTCACGACGAATACATCTTAAGTAATGAATACGCAATTAAACCTATTAAAAAAATTGCAGATGATTTACTCGATTTATCAAAAAAATTAAACAAACAACTTAACAAAGGAGACGTTATAGATGTCTAAAAATTTAATCGATATTAGTAGAAAGCAAGCAGATCAATTAGTACAACAAGCAGAATTCAGTAGAAATCTTTTCATCAAAATGGAAGAACACGATAAAAAAATGAAAGAACAAGACGAAAAGATGAATAAGTTTGAAAGCAAAATGATTGATACGGAAAACAGACTTAATAAACGTATGGAAGAAAACGAAAAAAACAATGTGCTAACACACGGTGAAGGAAGACATATCAAATCAAAAGTAGCTGAACGCTCATATTATTTAACTGACCAATTCTTCACGGAGCGTGTATCTAAAGAACTTTACCATAAAAAACGTTGTCACTTTGTTCAAGGGATATATTCGACACTTAACAGACATTTTAATTCAATCGCTTACACAACAATTAGACATATAGACTTCGAGAAAGCAATGGAATTTATAGGAAATTTAGAGTTAGTGAATATGCCTCAACATTTTTTAAGACTTACAGACCATCAAATAGATGTTGCTGAAAGACATGGAGATTACAGCATCTTGGAAAGACTAGCTTAACCCACAATCGAACAAACAACTTAAAGGAGGTATAACCATGAACATTTTATACAAAACAACCCTCCTCATCACAATGGCAGTTGTGACTTGGAAGGTTGTAAATATTGAAATAAACACTAGGAAAACGACAATTAGTTACATCGATAAAAAAGATTTAAATACTAACCGTCATTTTGGGTTTTCTCGACATATTTTCTAGCGTGTTCAAACGCCATTAAATATACAGCAAATGCTTCGTCAAGCATTTCTTGTTCACTTTCGTAATTACTCGGTTTGAACTCTTGAGTGCTTAAATAAGCATTTGCAAACTGTTGAGGGTCGAAATATATCTTAGACATTTATGTCACCTCACTTTCATTTGAAGATAACCAAATTATACACGAAAGGAGTATCTGAGATGACGCAAACTTTAAACGTAACTGTTCCAATACCGGACACACATGTTCTTGTTTCTAAAGATGAATATGAAGAGTTAATAAATTATTCATTAGATCCAGTTTGGGACTTAAAAGAATTGAAAAAGAAACTCAAAATGTCAGCTGACGACACGATTAAAGACAGATTATTAACCCACCCAAAATTTGAGAAATTACTCAAAAAGCAAGGCATCGTACATTATCCAGATGAAAATTTAAATCGTTGGAGAATCAACGCAAGAAAGATGAATAAATTCATCGATGAGCATTTCGAAGAAATTTATGGAAAGGGGAGATAAATATGAAATCACACGATAAAGCATTCTTAATATCAGGCATGATGTTCAACGCAGTATTTTTCCTGCTCATGTTAGTAGAAGTGGTCATCACTAAGTCAGCAGGATATGCACTATTCGCAGCATTAGCAACTTATGTATTTTTCGACCAATGTTACTACAAAATAAAAGACTGAATGCTATCGGCAAATAGCAAACAGTCGGAGACTTTTAAAATTATATGTACTTAAAATTTACAACTAAATTAGGAGGCAGTCAAGTTGAAACACAAATTACTAAAAATTGCTAACGACTTAAATGTATTAATTGTTAACAGCAAAGAAAGTGTTGAATGTCAATTCGGAACAGGAATTTGTGATGACGAAGTAGTCCTATTCTTCTTTCATCACTCAGACGAGTATAAAACAGATGTTAAGAACATTATGTTCGCTGAATTTCATACATCAGAAGAACTTCATGACAAATTCGAATTAGCTAAGAAAGTAATCAAAGGAGAGTGCTTGATTGATGAAAGAAACAGTCACTTACCTAATTAAGCTAAAGAACGCACCTTACGACTTATATATCAGAAACAGACCTAATGCTCCCGAAGATACAGATTATACAAGAGATAAACGTAGAGCAAGAGAGTTTGACGGTTTAGACAAAACCTCAATAGACATGACACAACATGCAGCAATTAAAAAAGTAGTAACAGAAACAACTAAATATGAGGAGGTAGGACTTGATGACTGAACAACTTAATTTATATCAAAAAATAGCTGATGTTAAAGCTAATATTGACGGCTTCACTAAAGATACTAAAGGTTACAACTACTCATATGTTAGTGGATCTCAAGTGCTTCATAGAATAAGAAACAAGATGATTGAACATAATTTGTTACTTATACCAAAAACATCAGAAGAAAATTATAAGCAAATTGAGGTAACGAGATTTAATAAAAAAGCGTCGCGTGAAGTTACGACAACAGAGTTTGTTGTAGAAATGAAATTGACTTATGTATGGATCAATGCTGACAAACCAGAAGAACAATTCGAAGTAACTTTCTATGCAGTAGGTCAACAAGACGATGTATCAAAAGCACATGGTACTGCATTAACTTACGCAGAAAGATACTTCTTAATGAAATTCTTCAATATTCCAACTGATGAAGATGATGCCGATGCAAAACAAAAACAAGAAAGATATGCAACTTCAAGTAATCAATTGAAAGAGTTGCTTAGACAAGAAGCAGATAGTTTTATCGAAATTGCTGAAAGAAGTAACTCTGCAAGCAAATATCAAGAACAGATAGAAAAACTGAAAAATATGAATGTAAATGATTTAAACAAACAACAAATAAACGTTACAAGACAACAAATTAATAAATGGCTTGGAGGAATTAAAGAATGATAAACAGAGTAATTTTAGTAGGTAGATTAACGAAAGATCCAGAATTCAGAACAACACAAAGCGGTGTGAATGTTGCCACTTTCACACTAGCGGTCAATCGTACATTCACAAACGCACAAGGTGAACGCGAGGCTGATTTCATTAACATTGTAGTGTTCAGAAAACAAGCTGATAACGTCAATAATTATTTGAAGAAAGGTAATTTAGCTGACGTAGACGGTCGTATTCAATCACGTAGCTATGAAAACAAAGAAGGCCAACGTGTATTCGTAACAGAAGTAGTAGCAGACAGTGTTCAATTCTTAGAGCCAAAGAATAACAATCAACAAAACAGTCAACCTCAACAGCAACGAGGACAAGCACAAAGTGGTAACAATCCATTTGGTAATGGTCCAGATATCTCAGAAGATTCATTGCCTTTCTGATTGGACTGATTTAATTGGCTAAAATCAAGAATTACATCACTCAAGATGACGGTACAACTACCGTTGTCATTGCTGGTGTAGAACTAGACAACAAAACTTCACTCCTACTTGATAACGGGTTTGAAGTGGAGGTAGATGTGCAAGTCGTAGACCCTTTCAGAATAACCGATAAACAACGCCGTAAGATATTTGCTCTTGTAAAGGACATAGAGGCTCATACAGCTCAACCTATGGACTACATGCGTCATATGTTCATCGAATACGTTCGGACTTACTACGGCTACGACAAGCGCATCTCATTAAGTGATTGCACACGTACACAAGCAAGCCAAATTATCGAGGTTACATTGGACTGGATATTTCATAACGATATACCACTCGCATATAAAACGAGCGACTTACTCAAACAAGATAAATCATTTTTATATTGGTCAACACCTACCGAAAATTCTATTCATGCACATAAACACGGTTTGGCTAACGTAGCTAGAGGAGAAAGACAACACTCATCCAAACTAACTGTAGATAGAGTTAAATATATAAGAGAAAGTTCAAAAACAGTTAGAGAGCTATCAATAATGTTTAATGTTTCAAAGCAATCAATTAGAGACGTGAAAATGAAACGTTCTTGGAAACATATAGATTAAAAGGAGAGTGCAGACAATGAAAGATAAAGATTATAAACGTGCATGGCAAAAGTTGAAGGATAAACTAACTGAAGACTATATAGAACAAATCAGATATATAAATCAATACAGTATAACTGATGCTGATGATGATTGGAGTAGTGGTTGGAATATGAGTACTGCAAAACAATTATATACCGATTTACATTTAATGGACCAACTAGACGGGACGAAAGAGTTTCAAAATTTATTAAGTGATTTGGAGTGTGAAGAGTGATGAAAGCACCTTATGAAGTTCAATCAGAAATTAAAAATAGAATTATTAATCCCGAATACAAATTTGAATATATGAGTAAGTTAGCTGGAGAAACATTGACACATGTGTTTCATGCTAATTTAAGCGTCAATTCACCTAATAAGCTTCCAGCTATAATTTTTGTAACCGAAAGTAAGAAAGTGTTTATTCACTGTCTGAAAATTGATACAGACATGCAAGAGGAAGAGGATTTAATGGACATTGATGCTATCCAAAGATATCAAATTCAAATGCCGAGATTTAGAGCGATGCTGCTTGATGATGAAATACAATTTGAAGGAATGTTCGTTAAAGAAAAACTTCCGTTTGTTAATCAAGATGCATTAAAAGAATATTGGGATTATAAAATAAACAAACGTAAGAAAGAAGAAGAAAAATATCAAAAAGAACTGGAATATAAAAGATATTTAGAATTAAAACAAAAATTCGAGGAGGAACAATAAATGAACACATTAGATCAATTAGTAAAAGCAGTAGAACAATGGAGTATCGATAAAGATTTACACAATGGTAATTCAGATAGACAAGCACTTAAATTCTATGAAGAAGCTGGAGAAGTAGCATCAGCATTATCTCGTGGGCAAATGGATGCATTAAAAGACGGGATAGGCGATACAGTCGTTACATTAATTATATTGGCGCAACAACATGATATGACGTTACAGGAGTGTTTACAGTATGCGTATGACGAAATTAAAGGAAGAAAAGGAAAGACAATCAATGGAACGTTCATCAAAGAAGCAGACCTTAAAGAGTAAGGACATACTAGAAAAAGTAAAAGAGGTGCTGGGGAAGTGAGAGCTACATTCTGTGGTTTAATAGGAATGTTCATAATTTCATTATTATTTCAATTAGTAGGTACAGAAGTAAAAGATGAGTGGGATTATGGTTTCTTATTTTTAGTGTTTACGATATGTGCTATATCTCAATTAATTAAACAAGTTAAGGAGTGAGTGGGAATGGAAGATAATCAAAATGACAAGAAATATATTATTGAAATAAAGAGTGGCTTGTATGTATCAACAAATGCATTTGGAAATGTATATAGTTTCACTAAAAACATAGAAAAAGCTATTAAAACTTCTTATTTAGATAGTGCTATGGATATTGCAGAACGCTGCTATGGTACTGTCAAAGAATACAGAATGAAACATGAGATTTTAGAGGTTGTAGAATAATGCAATACCTAATCAGAGAATTTACAGACAGCACAGGTCATGTGCATGTAAATGTAGAAGCACCTAGAGAGAATGAACGTATGACGTTGGTAGAGGCAGACACAAAAGAAGAGGCTGTCATTAAACGCTTAAAATCCATTAAACTTCCTAAGATAACAACAAAAGAGAAAATTAAAGGAATTGTAAATAGAATTGTAAAAACAATAATCCAAAGAAAGAAGTGAACGGAATGGAAAATTATTACAAAAGAGAATTTGAAAAACTACATGAACGTGTCGCTATATCAACAACATATATTAGTGAAAAGTTAAGCCATGCAAAGTTCGATAATGCTAATGAAAGCTATATCAAACAGTTAGAAGCAGAGTATTATGCATTACAGACTATTTGGGTGAGTATGAATAAAATTCATAGAGATAGACCTAGAGTAAAGGAGTGAACGTAATGATTAAACGCATACTAAAAATATGGTTCATCATCGGAATGTATGAACTAAGCAAATATCTAACTAACGAACTTATTATCTATTTACAATCTGAAGATGATATTGATACTGCACCTAAAGACTTTGCTATCCTTGATGATCAAATTGATTTAAACCGTTCATTCAGACGTCAAATTGAAAATGACATTGCTAAAGCATTTGAAGATGCATTCAACTCAAGTGAAAAGGAGGATAACTAATGTGGCCAATATTAACAATTCTATTAGCGCTACTATACCTAATATCAATCATGGTACAACACGAACAAAAGAAAGAAATTGAAACGCTAGAAACCATTAACGATATGCTTAGAAATGCACTACGTGAAAAGCTATAAGAAAGGAGCTTATTATGCAGGACAAAGTCACACAAATCAAACAGCTCAAATATGACCGTGATGTGTCTTATGCTTATGCATCTAGCCGACTTTCAAAGCATTGGAACAATCATAACATGGCTTGGTCCGACTTCATGCAAAAGCTTTCTCAAACGGTTAGAACAAAAGAAGACTTAGCCGACTACAACAAAATGTCTAAATCTGAACAAGCAGATGTTAAAGACGTTGGTGGCTTTGTTGGTGGTTACCTAAAAGAAGGCAAACGTAAAGCCGGTCAAGTGATGAACCGTTCAATGTTAACGCTAGACTTGGACTTTGCAGCACAAGATATGACCGACATACTTTCTATGTTCTACGATTTTGCTTACTGTGTCTATTCAACGCATAAGCATAGAGAGATTAGCCCAAGATTACGATTAGTTATTCCACTAAAACGTAATGTCAATGCAGATGAGTATGAAGCGGTTGGCCGTAAAGTCGCAGATATGGTTGGAATGGAATACTTTGATGATACAACCTATCAACCACACCGTTTAATGTATTGGCCATCAACAAGTAATGATGCTGAGTTCTTTTTCACTTATGAAGATTTACCACTGTTAAATCCTGATGTGATTTTAGAAGAATATGTTGATTGGACCGACACATTAGAATGGCCAACATCTAATCGTGAGCAAAGTAAGACCAAACATTTAGCAGACAAGCAAGGTAACCCGGAAGAGAAACCAGGTATTGTTGGTGCATTTTGTAGAGCCTACACAATTGAAGAAGCGATTGAAACGTTTATACCTGAACTTTACGACCAACATAGTACAGACCGATATACGTATCATGAAGGGTCAACTGCAGGCGGTTTGGTTCTATATGAAGACGGCAAATTCGCTTATTCACATCACAATACAGACCCAATCAGTGGTCAACTTGTAAATAGTTTTGATTTAGTACGTATACACCTTTATGGTGCACAAGATGAAGACATGAAAGCCGATACGCCAATTAATCGACTACCTAGTTATAAAGCTATGCAGACGAAAGCACAGAATGATGAGCGTGTAAAAAAGCAGCTTATCACGGACAAAATGTCTAATGCTATGGATGACTTTGATGTTATTGAAGCATCCAATGATGAATGGGATGAAACATTAGAAATTACATCAAAAGGTAACTTCAAAGCAAGCATCCCTAATATTGAAATTATCTTGCGTAATGATCCTAACTTAAAAGGTAAGATTGCATTTAATGAATTTACGAAACAAATTGAATGCTTAGGTAAAACACCATGGAACAAAGAAAGCCGACACAGACAATGGCAAGACGGAGATGATAGCGCATTACGTAGTTATATTGAAAAAGTGTATGAAATTCATCATTCCGGCAAAACAAAAGATGCCATTATCAGTGTAGCTATCCAAAATGCTTATCATCCAGTTAGAAACTACCTTAATAGTTTAACTTGGGATGGTGAGCCTAGACTTGAACGTCTATTTATTAAGTATTTAGGTGTTGAAGATACAGAAGTTAATCGCACGACAACACGTAAAGCATTAACTGCAGGTGTTACAAGAGTTATGGAGCCTGGATGCAAATTCGACTATATGCTTACACTTTATGGCCCACAAGGTGTCGGTAAATCAGCCATTCTTAAAAAGCTTGGCGGTGCTTGGTTCTCAGACAGTTTAGTTTCTGTGACAGGCAAAGAAGCTTATGAAGCATTACAAGGAGTATGGCTTATGGAAATGGCAGAACTTGCAGCAACCCGTAAAGCCGAAGTTGAAGCGATTAAGCACTTCATTTCAAAACAAATAGACCGTTTCCGTGTAGCCTATGGTCATTATATTGAAGACTTTCCACGTCAATGCATTTTCATTGGTACAACAAATAAAGTAGATTTCTTAAGAGATGAAACAGGTGGTCGTCGTTTTTGGCCTATGACAGTTAATCCTGAAAAAGTAGAAGTTAAATGGTCAAAACTAACTAAAGAAGAAATCGACCAAATTTGGGCGGAAGCAAAACATTATTACGATAAAGGCGAAGAACTTTATCTTGATCCTGAACTTGAAGAAGAGATGAATGCTATCCAAAGTAAGCATACTGAAGAGTCACCTTATGTAGGTATTATTGAAGAGTTTCTTAACACGTCTATACCCAAGAACTGGCAAGATATGACTATAAGTGAACGTCGAGACTTTTATAAGTTTGGTGACGAATCGATTAGTGAGCAAAGCAGCGAATTAGTTCAAAGAGACAAAGTGTGTGCTTTAGAAATATTTGTTGAATGCTTTGGAAAAGATAAGGGTGACGGGCGTGGTTCAATGGAGCTTAAAAAGATTACTAATGCTTTAAGACAAGTAGGTAATTGGCAAGTATATGATGGTAATAAAGAAGGCAAACTTAAGTTTGGTAAAGAATACGGTAAGCAAAAAGCTTATGTTAGAGATGTAGACATAGATGATTTAATATAATTTAAATTGTATAAATATTCAATGTTAAGCGTCCCTTTATCTTAAATTTACCGTGCCTTTTAAAATTAGTAAAGGGACGGTAAATTGCCTGATTTTCAAGTGAGCGTCCCTTGCGTCCCTTTTAAGATTTTAGTAAAGGCACGGTAAAAGGCACGGCTCAAATTCAGTTGTATCAAGGGCTAGAGTGGTATCGTCCCTTGCGTCCCTTTTAATTTCTATAATAGATTAATATTTAATGTTAGGGAGTAAGTAGTAGTATAGTGTGCCCCTAATAGCATAATAGTATGGAAAACTAAAAAATAAAGGCACTTAAGGGACGCACATATAAATTATGTATTCATTATGCAGGTGAGAAAATGAGAGAATCGAAAATTGAAAGCTATTTAGTCAGAGAAGTTAAAAAGTTAAAGGGTTTATGTCTTAAGTGGGTTTCACCTGGAACAAGAGGTGTGCCTGATAGGATTGTCATCATGCCTAAAGGCAAAACGTATTATGTTGAGATGAAACAACCGAATGGACGCGTTGATCCATTGCAGCAATACATGCATAAGCAATTAACCAATAGAGATCATCAAGTTTTTACGTTATGGACTAAAGAACAAGTAAATGAATTTATAAAAAAAGTAGGTGACTGAATTGGCAATTACCTTTCAACCACATAGCTATCAAAAGCATGCAATCGATAAAGTAATCGAGAATGAAAAGTATGGTCTTTTCTTGGATATGGGCCTAGGTAAGACAGTATCAACCTTAACGGCATTTAGTGAATTGCAATTGCTCGATACTGAAAAGATGTTAGTCATAGCACCTTTGAATGTTGCTAAAGATACATGGGCAGATGAAATTAGTAAGTGGGAGCATTTAAAGCATTTGCGTGTATCTAAAATACTCGGAACACCTAAGCAAAGATTAGCCGCACTAAATAAAGATGCAGATATCTATATCACAAATAAAGAAAATACGAAATGGTTATGTGAGCAATATAAGAAAGATTGGCCTTTTGATATGGTCGTGATTGATGAACTATCAACATTTAAGAATCCATCTAGTCAAAGGTTTAAAGCGATAAAGAAGAAACTACCATTAGTTAAAAGGTTTGTTGGATTAACTGGAACGCCAAGTCCAAATAGCTTACTTGATTTATGGGCACAAGTTTATTTAATCGATAGAGGCGAAAGACTTGAAACAGCATTCAGTCGATATCGTGAACGATACTTCAGAGCGACACACCAAGTAAGTGATCATGTCTATAACTGGGAACTAAGAGAAGGCTCAGAAGATTTAATCTACAAACAGATAGAAGATATTGCTTTGAGTATGAAAGCTAGTGATTACTTAAATATGCCTGAACGTATAGATACGAAACAAGTTGTTACTTTATCAAATAAAGAACGTAAGCTATATGACGAGCTTGAGAAGTACTACATCTTAGAAGATGAAACAGATGGAACAATCGTAGCACAAAGTGGTGCGTCGCTTAGTCAGAAGATACTGCAGTTATCGAATGGTGCGGTATATACAGATGATGAAGATGTTAGACACATCCATGATAGGAAGTTAGATAAGTTAGAAGAGATAATCGACGAAGCGCAAGGGCAACCAATTCTTTTATTCTATAACTTTAAACATGATAGGGATAGAATACTTGAACGCTTTGATGATGTACTAACGCTAGATGATAAAGGCTACAAAGATAAATGGAATAGTGGTAAAGCTAAGATACTATTAGCACATCCAGCAAGTGCAGGACATGGACTTAACCTACAACAAGGTGGTCACATCATTGTATGGTTCGGCTTAACATGGTCATTAGAGTTATACCAACAAGCCAATGCTAGATTGTATAGACAAGGACAAACACATACTACAATCATTCATCATATTATGACTGATAACACAATAGACCAAAGAGTGTATCAAGCACTACAGAATAAAGAACTAACACAAGATGAATTGATGAAAGCTATTAAAGCGAGAATAGATAAGTATAAGTAATGGAGGTAATCATTTGTATACACGTAGTGAAGTTAAGAAGATGATCAATGATTATAAGTGGATGCTTAATATCATAGAGTCACAGGTATATGATGCAGATAGCACTTCAATAGCACAGTATGGAATTGAAGCAGTAATGCCTAAAGCCAAAGGTGGTACAGGTGATAAGGTATTAGTTAAGGTACTGAATAGGAATAGAGAGTATAGACGCAACCTTAAGCTACTTAATAAGATAGAGTTTATAGATAAGTATGAAGAGTACATCACCGATGAGAAGAACTTTCATATACTACAAATGCTTAAGCTTAACATGCAGCACAAGACTATCAAAGACCTAATGGAGATTAATAGTGACTCTAAGTTTTATGCTTGCCTTAATGAGATAGTTAACGTATACATGGATGCTCAACAAGGACATTATGATAATGAGAAGACATCGAAGACATCGAAGAGATAGAAGACATCGAAGGGAATGTGCAATCAATATATAAATAGATTTATAATATAGATATACGATAATGAATACACAGGCACAGCACATTAGTGTTGTGTCTTTTTGTTTGGAGTAACAGAGATGAGCAAAGCATATGCAGATTATATAGAACAACGAACCAAGAACAAAGGATTCTATTCAAATGCTAGATGGCGCAAGACAAGACTAAAGGTATTGGCACGTGACCATTATGAATGTGTGATGTGTAACGCTGAAGGTCGATTAACAATTAATCAAAAACAATCATTAGAAATCGACCATATCATTGAATTAGAAAAACAACCTGAACTTGCATACGATTTAAATAACTTAAGAACCTTATGTAAGTATCATCATAATAAAAGACATGGCAGATTTGAACATAATCCAAACAATCGAAAAAACAAATTTAATGATGAAAATTGGTGAACAGAAATTGTATAAAAAATAAATATAATTCAAAAAATAAAAGTGTAAAAAGTGCTAAATGCCCCCGGGTAAAATAAACCGCGCCACAAAAGGCTTTGCGGAAACCGGCGCTTGGCTCAACTTCGCAGATTTACTTCTCGAAAACATACATTAGGGGACTTGACAAACCGAAAATCATTAAAAATAAATTTTGCAGAAAGGGGGAGGGACTTTGAAAAATGACAAGTATTTAAAAGACAAGCTAACTAAAAATCAAATCAAGAAAATTAATGAGACAGAAGATTATTTAACGAGTCAAATTGATAAAGAAAATAATGTTGAAGTTGAAAAAGTTGAGCGATATATCAACTTATTAAGACTATTCTATGCTTTGGATGTATACATTGAGCAGTCAGGACCGATAACAATTGTTAAAAACGCAAGTCAAGAATTTGTGAAAGCTAATCCAGCTATTGCAGAAAAGAATAAAGTGAGTGGCTCATTGTTAGCTTTAGAAAAATCATTCCATTTAGATAAAAAAGCTGAAGAGCGTCGCAAATTAGAACAAGCGAAAGGACCTGATTTAACATGAAGATACCTAGTTATGTTACAGATTACATTGAAAAAGCTAAGTCAGGTCAGATTATTTTTAATAAAGAACGCATTAAGCTTATATCTTTTTTAGAAGATAACATTTTGCAACGTGATGACCTTTATTTTGATGATCAAAAAATAGAAGATTACATCAAGTTTAGTGAAAAATGGTTTTTCCCATTGCAAGATTTTCAAAAATTTATTTCATGTTTTGTTTTCTTATATGAAAAAGATACTAAAACGCCTTATTTTTCGGAGTTCTTCATATCAATGGCTCGTGGCGGTGGCAAGAACGGTTATATTAGTACGTTAGCAGCATTCTTTATGACACCATTACATGGTATTCCTAAATATAATATGTCAGTAGTAGCTAATAGTGAGAAACAGGCGCTAGTAAGTTTTAGGGAAATCTATGAAATGATAGAAAGTAACAACTTATATATTACAGGCGAACGACCTAACAACCCTTTTTATTTAAGTAAGGTTTATGTGGAAGGTACAAGTACCAAATCACAGTTCTTGTTTGATACATCTAATGAGAAAACGAAAGATGGCGCTCGTGAAGGTTGTATTTTCTTTGACGAAGTCCATGCTTACGAAAAAGATACGATTATTAATATCAAACGAAGTGGACTAGGTAAAGTTGCACACCCTCGTACTTTCTACATAGGTACAGACGGGTATGTAAGAGAAGGGTTTTTAGATAGATTAAAAGAAAGAGCAGACAATGTCTTAAAAGGTATTAATCCAGAAGATAGATTGTTCCCTTTCATTTGCAAAATTGATGATAAAGAAGAAATAGATAAACCGGAACTTTGGGAAAAAGCAAACCCAATGTTTGAAAACCCTAAAAGTGAATATGGCGCTCAATTATTTAAAGAAGTCCATCAACAATATCTAGGACTTCAGTTTAATCCATCTAATCGACCGGAATTTATGACTAAACGAATGAATATGCCTGAAACTGATACTCAAAGTGTTGTAGCACCGTGGGATGACATAATGGCTACAAATCGACCTATACCCCCACTTGAAAACAATGAATGTATTGGTGGGCTTGATTATGCGAGTTTAAAAGACTTTGCAGCAGTCGGCTTATTGTTTAGATCTGGTGATGATTATATTTGGAAAACTCACTCATTCGCTAGAAAAGAATTTCTTGATAAATACAAATTAAAGCCACCTATTCATGAATGGGAGAAAAAAGGTTTACTCACAATTGTGGATGAGCCAACAATAAACCCTAAACATATTATTGATTGGTTTATTGAAGCGCAAAAGAATTATGGACTACAAAAAGTCGTAGCCGACAACTTCCGTATGGATTTACTTAGACCTTTATTTGAAGATGCAGGTATCGAATATGAAGTAATAAAAAACACTCGTGCAATTCAATCATTACTTGCACCAAGAGTTGAAGATATGTTCGCGCAACATCATCTTATCTTTGGTGATAACCCTCTAATGCGTTGGTATACGCAAAATGTAGCTGTTAAGATACGCAAGGACGGTAATAAAGAGTATGAAAAGAAAGAACCAATAAGACGTAAAACTGATGGTTTCCAAGCTCTTATACATGCGTTGTATAGAGCAGATGATTTGAAAGATTCTAATTTAGAAGAAGAAATTAATCTGTTAAGGGGCTTGAGATTTTAAAGGAAGGAGGGAGTAAGTTATGGGGCTATTTGATAAGATATTTCAAAAAAATAAAGAGATTTCATGGATGTATGACTTAGAACTTTTACAAGAAACAAGTTCAAAAGCCTATATCAAAAGAATGGCTTTAAATGTGGTAGTTGAGTATGTAGCAAGGACAATCGCTCAATCTGAATTTAGAGTGAAAGAAAGTGATCATGTCACTAAAGATGATATGTATTACTTATTGAATGTTCGACCAAACCCTAATCAAAATGCTACACAGTTTTGGCAGAAATTTATTTATAAACTTCTTGTCGATAACGAAGCTTTAATCATTAAATCGGATGATGATTATTTATATGTGGCAGATGATTTCGAACATGAAACAGACTTAGGACTATTACCACATCGCTTTAATTCAGTTATGGTTAACGACTATAAATATAATCGCTACTTTTCAATGGATGATGTAATTTATTTAGAATACGCCAATGAAAAGCTAGATAAATTCTCATTAGGATTGTTTGAAGATTATGGCGAAGTATTTGGTCGCATGTTAAATATGCAACTCAAGAAAAACCAAATACGAGGCGTTTTGAATATAGGTTCAACACAATTAAGTACGAAAGGTATCCAAGATTATATAGATATGATTTTTAATACCTTTGAGAAAAATCAAGTTGCAGTTGTACCTTTGACGAAAGGTTTGGAATACGAAGAACATTCAACGAATAACTCTAGTGCGAATGGATCAGATTTCAAAGAGTTACGACAAGCAATAGAAGATATTCTCATCTATATTGCACGCATTGTCGGTGTATCACCTTCTCTAATTCTGGGAGAAAATGCAGATTTAGAAAAAGCGATTGAAGCAACTAATCAATTTTGTTTTAAACCTTTAACTAAGAAATTAGAGCGTGAATTAAATGCTAAATTATTTTTTAAAGATGAGTATTTAAAAGAAAATAAACGCATTGAAATTGTTGGTATAGATAAGAAAAAACCAATCGAATTGGCGGAAGCGATTGATAAACTGCGTTCTTCTGGTACTTATACTGGTAATCAAATTCGTGTCATGCTTGGTGATGAACCAGGAGATGATGAACACCTAGATGAATACGTATTAACTAAAAACTACGAATCAGTTTCACCAGTTGGAGGAGGTGAGACTAATAATGAGTAATCCAATTGTGAGAAATGTCACGCCAGTTTTTAGAAACGAAACTAAGAATAACAAGCACATTTTAACGTTGTCAGGTACTATTGCTAACTTATCTTTTCTTGACGACACTATCAGCGCTAAAGCTGTGAAAGATTCGCTTGATAATGTTAAAGAAGATATTGTTATTCGTTTAAATTCTGGCGGTGGTGATGTGTTTGAAGGGATAGAAATTTATAATTACTTAAAGTCCTTATCAAATCACATTACAATTGAAGTCACTGCATTAGCTGCAAGTGCTGCATCATTAGTTGCAATGGCAGGAGATAAGATTATTATCCGAACAGGCGCAAATATGATGGTACATGAAGCTTCTACAATGGCTTTTGGTAACAAATCAGACATTCAGAAAACATTGAATGCTTTAACTGCAATTGATACATCTATTGTTGATATATATCACGATAGAACAGGTTTAGATCGTGATGAGATTGTTAATCTAATCACTAATGAAACATGGTTAACTGCAGATGAGGCAATCAATAAAGGTTTTGCAGATGAGAAATCATCTCGTAAATCTGTTGATAAGCAGAAAGAAGGTGTAAAGAACGTGGGGAATTCAAAATATGTAGCAAAATTGAAGGAACAGTTGCAAATCATTAATTCTATGATTGATGAAGCAGAAGAAGGAACACCAGATGAACCTTCAAGTGATGATTCAAATGAAAAACGTATTGCAGATTTGGAAAACGAAGTTAAAAACATTAAGTCACGCCTAGATAAATTAGAAAAAGGCGATGACGAAGGTAATGAAGGCGAAGGCCAAGGCGGAGGTACTAATCCACCACCAAAAGAAAATAAATTTTCAAGATTTGCATTTTAAGTAGCTATTAGCAATTGATATTAATGGCTATTTTTTATGCATAAATTTAAGGAGGAATATTAATGCCTATCAAAGTAGGAGAAAAATTAAAAAACTATCAAGATCACAAAGCACACTTTGCAGAATTAGTTCGCAATGGTGCAAGTGATGAAGAACAATCAAAAGCATTCGGAGAAATGTTTGATGCATTATCAAACGATTTACAAGAAGAAATTTCAGCGGAAGTAAATAATCGTGTAGTAGACAACGGTATTTTAGCTAAACGTTCACAAGATCCTTTAACTTCAGAAGAACGTAAATTCTTTAATGAAATCAATACAGAAGTAGGATATAAAGAAGAAAAATTATTACCTGAAACAGTTATTGAACGTGTGTTTGATGATTTACAATCAGAACATCCATTACTTTCAAAAATCAACATTCAAAACGCAGGTTTAGTAACACGTATCATTAAAGCAGAACCAACAGGTCAAGCTGTTTGGGGTAAAATCTTTGGTGAAATCAAAGGTCAATTAGATGCTGCATTTGATGAAGAAGAATTCAAACAATCTAAATTAACTTGTTTCGTAGTTATTCCAGATGATTTAAAAATGTTTGGTCCTAACTGGGTAGAGCGTTTTGTTCGTACTCAAATTGAAGAAGCTATTTCAGTTGCTTTAGAAGCTGCTTTCTTAACTGGTGAAGGTGCATCTAAAGACCAACCAGTTGGATTGATGAAAGATATCCAAGAAAATGGCGGTGTCGTTGATAAAACAACATCTGGAACTTTAACTTTTGCAGATGCAGACACAACTGTAAATGAATTAAAAGACGTATTAAAAGGCTTATCTGTTAAAGAAAACGGTAAAGAAGTAAACATTGACGGTAAAGTTGTATTAGTAGTTAACCCACAAGACTCATGGGATGTACAAGCACGTTACACTTACTTAACTGCTAATGGTGGTTTTGTAACTGTATTACCTTATAACGTACAAATCGTATCATCTGAATTTGTTCCAACAAATAAATTAGTTGCTTTTGTAACTGATCGTTATGATGCAGTACGTGGTGGCGGATTAACAGTAAAAAAATTCGACCAAACTTTAGCTTTAGAAGATTGTATTTTATACACTGCTAAAACATTTGCTTATGGTCAACCAGCTGATAACAATGCATCACGCGTGTATGACTTAGAATTATCTACTGCAGTTCGTACTTCAACTCCTGCAGGTGGTACTACAGACGGTGCAGCACAAGCCTAAGAAAGTAGTTGATACTAATGCCAAGCGTTAAGATATCGGATGAAATTTTAGATGAATTTAAAGAATACACTAAGATTTCTCATGATACGGAAGATGAACACTTATTACGTGTTTTAAATATGTCTTACGAGAACTTAGAAACACGTTTTGGTGCATTTGATATTAATAGTAATTTGAATGGTAAAAACTTAGTTTTTGCACGCGCTCGATATGATTATGAAGATTTATTAGAGTTCTTTAACGACAATTATCAAGATGATTTGTTACACTTTGGATTTTTGACATTAAGAGAGCGTGATGTAAATGAAAAGTAAATTTAAAAAACCATTTATTACAACAAAAAAGTTAAATACGCGTGTTCATTTTTATGAGTATCAAGATAACGAAGGACCAGAAGCAGGTGTAAAACGTAAAAGAGTTTTATATCATTGTTGGGCATACGTTCCACAGTGGAAAATGACTGAATTACAACAAGCAATTGCAAATGGTACAGAACATGATGTGAAGATATTTATACGTGAAACACACGGGCAATATATACCAAACGAGAAGCATTACGTTGCAATAGATTCGCCATATATTCATCAAGATTTGAATATTAAATTAGTACAACCTGATGTAGAGAACGAACAATTTTTAATGTTAACTGCAGGGGTGGTATCTAATGGCGAGTAATAATTTTAGTGGTATTCGTGCAGATGGATTAAAACAACTTCAAAAAGATTTGGAGAATAAATTTAGTCGTCAAAGAATGAACAAAATTATAGATAAGGCGTTGATTAAGGCAGGAAATATTGTTTTAGACGCTATCAAAAGTAATATTCGTTACTTTAGAGATACTGGCGCAGAATACGAAGAGGCTAAGCTATCAGCGCCTTATTGGGATAAAGGCGTTCGTTCTGTTCGAGTATATTGGGAAGGACCACATCATAGATATTCTATTGTTCATTTAAACGAGAAAGGCTTTCACGCTAGAAATGGTAAGTTTATTCGACCTAAAGGTTTTGGTGCGATAGATAAAGCTTTGCGTACAGCTGAGAAAGAGTTTTATAAAACGGTACAGGAAGAAGTGGAGAAGTTACTATGATTGATATATTGAATAAAATATACAGCGTCCTAAAAGATGACGAAAAACTAATGAAAATACTAGATGTCAAGAATGTAAAGTTCAATGACTATCCTGACGTTAAAGACATCACAAAGCCTTATGTCGTATTAGATGACTTTGATGACCCTATTCCCGAAGTACATTATGACGGAAAACGTGCAGCGTATAGTTATATTGTTCAAGTAGACGTATTTGTGAAAGCTAATGCAGATTACAATGCACGATTAAGAAGAAACGAAATATCACAACGTATTAGTGATTTGCTCTGGAAAGAATTGAAAGCAGGGCAAGTAAGTAATTTAGGAAATGAATATAACAAAGAATTTGCTTTGTATCGCTCAACAAGACGATATGAAGCAATTTTTTATGAGGAGGAAAATTAAATGGTTAAATATGCTAAAACACCAAAATCATTTATCAATATTAAAGATTTAGGTTTCGCTTTATTAGAAACAGATGAATTAGACGGTACTATCAAATATTCAAATGTTACTCAAACTCGTGGTTTACAAGAAATTTCAGTAGAAACTGGTGGAGAAATTGTTAATGCTTACGCTGACGGTTCAATCATTGAATCAGGTACTACTGATGGTGAAGGTAAAATTTCGATGACAATGCATGCTTTCCCACAAGAAATTCGTGAGTTAATCTTCAATGAAATTTATAACGAAGCAGGAGTATATTCTGAAGAACGTGGTAAACAAAACAACTATGTAGCAGTATGGTTTAAACGTGAACGACGTGACGGTTCTTATCAACAAGTTGGTTTAACTAAAGTTATGTTTGCTGATCCAAACTTAGAAGGTAAAACTGCCGAAGAAGATTGGGAATTCAGTTCAGAAGAATCAGAAGGTACTGCAATGCACCGTATCGCTGACGGTAAACGTAAAATTTTATTCGATAGTTCTCGTGAAGGTGCTAATGTTGATTCATTCTTCCAAGAATTATTAAATGGTGCTTATGACAGTAAAACAGAAGTAGACACTGGTGATAGTACAACAGGAGAATCTGCTGCTGAAGCATAAGGAGTGTTAATCCATGGTTCAATATAAAGTTTTAAAAGATGCTAAAGACCTTAAAACTGGTAAAGAATATCGTAAAGATGAGGTTGTAGAAGAAAAAGTAAAAGTAGTCAACGACTTTGAAAAACGTTTAAAGAAAAAAGGTTATAAGTTACCTTTCTTTGAAAGAGTAGAAGAAAAATAAATTATCTTTAGGACGGTGTGATGCCGTCCTTTTATTTCGAAATAAAAGGAGATATTAAGACATGTCAAACAAATTAAAACGTAACTATATTCGTTTAGTAGAAAACCCAGAAGCAGAAGAAATTAAATTAGAAACATACTTAACACCACACTTTATACCATTAGATGTTTTATATGAATCAGTGGATATCATGGCTGAATTAGAGAAAGCAGAAAATGGAGAAGTTGAATTATCATTCAAAGAACAATTAGATAAATTAATCGATGTAGTAGTTAAAATTTATGGTAAACAATTCACTGCTAAAGATATTAGAAATCGTCTACATGCGCCTGACGCACTTGAAACATTACAAAAACAAGTACAATTCATTGCTAATGGTCAACAAGACGAGGAAACAAAAAAGTTTATTCAGAGCATCAGTTAA